CCGGCTTCATCTGCACCGGCTCCCACCCGTCTGGGGCGGCGATGGCCATGCCACGCGTGATCGGCATGGTTTCGTAGAGCTCGAGTCGGTTGGCCCCCTGGCCGTCGGCCGGCATCGTCGTCTTCAAGATCGCGGCGAAGTCTGCCGCCGTCTCCGCGGCCGTCACGACCGCGAGCGTGTAGCGGCGGAGCATCGCAAAGAGCTCGAGGGCCGGCACGATCTCGCCGACGCCGCGGTGCTGGCCCGGCCGGGTGGCGTGGAACCAGTGCAGGACGTGATCGGCAGCCACCCAGCGGCCGTCCAGCGTCGCCGAAGCGAGGGCCGTGCCGGGGTGATGCTTGAGCAAGTAGTATTCCGCGACGTTGCCGTCTTCGTCGAAGCGGATGCCGTCCGCCTCGTTCGTCCAGATCGACGCGGCCGGGTCGGCGATCTGGTCGGCCTCGATGAGCCGGAAGTCCAGCGTGACGGCATCGCGGCGGCGGGAGAGCCGGCCGTTGGTCGTCATGACGCCAAAGATTTCGCCGTCGCCCAACTTGGCCCGCTTGCAGATGCGGAGTTTGTTGGCGAGGTCGACGTTGACGGACCAATCGAAATTGGTGAGTTCAACCTGCCGGACGAGCTCTGGGTCAACGTCGGGGCCAAGGTCGAGTTGAATCTTCGGCCCGGTGCCGACGAGGTCGTTGGCCCAGGTGCTCACCATGCCGGCGGCGTAGCTGTTGTTTGCGATCTCGTAGCGAGCCCGCGAGCGGAGTTTGCGGCGAACCTCGTGGCTGAGAGCCGCGTCGGCGGAGTAGTAGTCGGCCTGCGACCAGTGCCGGCGGTTCAAGTCGGTCGTCTGGGCGGCGTCGTAGCGGGCACGCACCAGCGTCGACATAGCGGCCTGCTGCGCGGCGATCGTCGCCTGCAGCGTCCGCTTCGACGGCCCGACGAACTTGGAGAACAGCCCCATTAGCCGGTGGCCCCCGGGTACTCAATGCGGGCCATACGCAGGCTCTTGAAGGGCGACACGGATGCCGCCCGCGACTGCATGACGAATTTGGCGGCCTCCACCTGGCGGTCGAGCTCGTGCTGCTCGACTTCACCGGCGTCGGTGCGGGCGCGACGGGGCTGGGCGAGATTCGCCGCCAGCGCGTCGATCACGTCGTCGTTGTCGGCCAAGAGGCAGTCTCCGGCAGGTGGACGCGGTCCCTCCGCGCCTACCCATAAGTGTACCACCGTACACCCGGCATCCTGGCCAAGCCTACGCAAAAACGATTAGGCCGATCGTTCCGTCGTCTTCATCGAACGGGTTGAAGTCGAGGTCGTCCTCAACGAGCGAGCTGGTAAAGCCCGATGTTGGCAACGGCATAGCCCAAGTAGGCGATGCCCATGCCTGGATTGCCGCGCCAAAACTGGTCGACGGCAATCCAGGCATAGATCAATCCAGTGAGTGCAATCAGCGGGCCGCTCACTAGTAGTATCTCACGCAGGCGTACCATCCCCGCGGGCCGCGGGCCACGCCGATCTCTCGAGGCTTTCGCTGGCCCCAGTAGCAACAATTGCGGATCGCATGATCGGCGCTGACGGTCGAGAAGCCGATGCCCTCGGCACGGCCGCCTGCACGCCCGCAGTGGCGAAGGATGCCGGTGCGGGCCATGCCTTCGGCCTCGGTCTGGGCCGTCGTAATCGTGATGGTCGTCGTCGTGACGAACGTCTCAGCCAGGGCAGGGCAGGCGACAAGCAGGGCAACGAACGCGATCAAGAAACGCATGGTGGATCTCCTTTGGGGGAAACTGTCCACCCGCAGACTGCCACACCCTGCATATGCGTCAACGCCAGATTTAGCGCCGCATTTTGGCCATGATTTCCGCCCGACGTTTCGCGGCCTCCTCGCGGGAGACGGTCCGGCTGGCCACCACTCCCGGCCGGGCGTCAACGCCCACGGCCGAGATCCCCGTGAACGACGCCGCCACGGCCGAGCCCACGCAGCAGTCGAGCCAATGGTTGTCGCGGCCGGGGATCAATCGCCATTCGTCCACGACGCGCCCCTTGGCCTCCACGCGGGTCGGATACTCCGCCGCCAACTGCTCGCAGAGCATTTCGTGCCGGCCCTCGTGGACCGTGAAGGCCTGCAGATCGCCGATGGGCAGCTTGCAGCGGGCCGCGAAAAAGGTTTTCCACGAATTCGTGTCGTACAAGACGTGCCGCTGGCGGTTGATCGTGCTCGTCCGCCAGTTGGCTCCCACCCGCTCGCCCTTGTCCGCCTTCTTGTCGGAGAGCGTCGAGCCGCTGGCCCCGACGAATCGGCCGTGGGTGGGGATGATCCGCGGCCCCCACTGCGACCGCCGGGCAAAGTCGCGGACCACGCCGGCCGTCTGCGCCCAATTCGCGTCAACAAAAACCTGAGAGACGCGGAGCACGGCATCGTCAGACTCCCGCGAAAACTCGCGGTCGAGTATTTCGCTGGCCACCTTCTCGAGCCCCGCGTGGATCGCCGCCTCAAGGCTCACACCACCCGCGGCCTTCACCAGCGTCTTGCGAGCGTCGCGGAGCGTGTAGTAGGTGCGGTTTTGCTCTGGGTAGACGCCGTAGGCCACCAGATGCCCGCGGAGTTGCTGGCCCCAGGCGACCACGGCCCAATACAAGAGTTTTTCCTGCACGTCCACGAACGCGGTCAAAGTCTCAAGGCCCGCCGGGACGATCCACCGCGGCACCGCGATCGCCCGCCCGCGAACGTCGTCCTGCGTGAGCCCCGACGCCTGGGCCTCGTTGGCCAGAGGCACCTGCTGGAACTCGCTCGCGAAGACCGCTTCGCCGTCGTCAATCAGAGCGTTGTACGCATGATGGATCGACGAGTGCTCGTTATCGGGATCGAAGCATGAATCCCACGAGACTTGGCAGCCGGCATCCATCGCCTCGCGGTTCTTTTCGTAAAACTCATTCGCTTCGCGGTGGGCTCTCGCTTGGTCGCCGACGCGATCCTTGTCGAACGTGTTGCGGATCTCGCGATACTTTCCGAGCCAGAGCTCCTCGTGCTTGTCGGCCCACTTCCGCACCATCGGAATCCGCTCGCCCTGCCACGCCGGGTATTTCCGCTGGTCGAGGAGCTGGTCGACCATATCGTCGGTCGCGATCACGGTCGCGTTGACCACGCAGGCGATGCTCTTGGTGTGGCCGGCCAGTTTCATCACGCTCTTGGAGAGTATTTCGAGACGCTTCTGGCACTGCATCGGGCTCGCCGCCGACTCTCGCGTCTGCGGGTCGTCGACGATCACGAAGTCCGGCCGGAGTTGCGTGCCGTCCGGCGCCTTGTGACGCAGGCCAAGGATCGAGCCGGTGAGGCCGCGGCTCATGATGATCGAGCCGCTGGCCACGCCGCCCGGGATCGACGGCAGGACAACGCTATCGGCCTGCCAGCGGATATGCGTGTGCTTCCCGTTGAACGTCTGGCTGTTGCACCGCTGCGGCTTGCCCTCCAAGGCCCGCACGGGGATGCACACTTCGGGGAAGTCTTCAAACAGGAGGTCGTTCTCGGCGAGCTCGAGCTTGATGCTCGTGATGGCCTTCGTGGCGAGGTCCGCCTCGGCCGCGAAGATCGCCCCGAATCGCCGGTGGCCGTAGAGCATCGCCCAGAGCAGAGAGTTTTCGGAGATCGTGCTCTTGGCAAAGCCACGGTAGACGGCGTTGATGAATCGCCCGCCGCGGAGGATGCAGTCTTGGATGCGGCCGATGACTCGCTTGTGGTCTTCGGAGAAGGGCGAAAGCCCGGTCGACTGCGGGAAGTATTCGACGAGAAAGCGGGCGAGGTCGAGCCGGCAGGCTTCGCGTCGCTCTAAGTTGACCGGCTTGGCGATCTCGCCGATGTCGGCCCCCAGCCGCGTCGTCGCCCGGCCACGCTCGAGCGTCGCCTTGCGGCGGTTTTCGATTGCCTCCTTGCTCTTGACGGGCACTAGGTCGGCTCCGCAGGAGTACCGTTTTTTGCGGCCTCAACGACGGCCACCGCGAGGTCGTAAAGCCTCGCCGTCTCGACGATCACGACCGAACGACGCCGATTGCACTTGTGCCACACGATCGGGACGCAGCCGGCCTTTGCATCGCGGCCTGCCTGGTCGACCGCCGGCCAGAGGGAGAGCCGCTCAGTCCGCTTGGCCTCGACGTGAATCGGCACCCCGTCGAGCACCACGTCGGGCGAATCCGGCCCGCCTTGGAACTGGCAGCCCCGCCGGGCCGCCCCGTCGGGCAGGCCCAGCACCTCGCGGAGCTCGTCGCGGCACTCGCGCTCGCCGCGTTTTCCCTTTTCTCTCGAACTACGTCCCATGATTTCCTCTACATGAATCTTAGTGTACGAGCGCATCCCTCACGCCAATCGACCCAGCCCTTGCGGCGCAGAGCATCCAACTGCACTCGCAGCCCATTGAGCGAGCGAATCCCGACGGCTTGGGCCAACTCGCGGAGCGTGGGCGGATAGCCCGCCGCCGCCAAGCGGATGCCAGCGTCGAGTATTTCGCGCTGCCTCGCCGTCGGTGCCACGCGGCCGTCGGCGCCCTTGGGCATCTTTTCAATTCGCAGGCCGCCCATCAGTTCACCGCCTTCGCTTGGGCCAGCCGCTCGAGCTCGCGGCGGCGGGTGTATTCGAAATCGTCAGCGTCCTTGCCTACGAACGGCTTGGCCTCCGGCCGATCGTCCGGCCTGCCGCGGCCTCCTGGGGGCCGGGACGAGGTCTTGGCGGCGTCGTACTGGCCTCCCAGCGTCCGCTCCACGAACCCCTCGGCCACGAACTGCATCAGCGTCGGCGGGGTATCGAAATACTTGGCCGTGCGTAGCCGCTGGATCGCTTCCACGGCCATAGGCCACCACTCCGGGTCGTCCAGGCGGTCTTCGGCTCCGTCTGGCGGCTTGTTGGGCTTCCACTTCTGGCCGGGGCCGTCATTCCAGGCTTTCCGCAAG